TATTGCTGGAGGGTTTTGTAATGCGTTCTTGTTTCGAGCAGTTCCAGTCGTGAAGAGCTGTAATTGCTTTGAGAGAAATCTGAGCTGACTTGCGTGTAAGAACAACCAATCCCAGCAGCCACAGCTCGCAGCATTTGCTGCACAAAAGGAGTGAATGCATCATCAGGGCGATTGGGCGTGAAGAACTGCATTTCTTCGCCGGGAGCCAATCGGCGGATGCTGCCGGGTGAGAAGTCGAGGACAGACTCCTGATCAAACGTGCCATCTTCAAACAGCTCCTGATCCGGCGTTTTGACGAACGCCATCATGCTGCTGCTGGCACGAGCGGCGACAATCTCCGCTTCTTCGTATCCAGACAAGTTGCGCAGGCGCATGATCGCCGTAGCAAACGCGCTAACACCACGCGTCTGGCCGGGGCGTTCAATCAAATAAAGGTGAATGATGTCTTCAGCGGGAATGCGCACGCGGCGCTTCATTGCCTTGGCGGCATAAGCAAATTGGTAATCGCCAGGGTGGTAATCAAAGAAGTGATAGGCAACCGGGCGCCCCCACTTGTCAATCTCCACGCCCATTCGCACTTCATTGCCGTTCTTTTCGATGCCGCTGTAATCATCATCAAGAAGATCCGACTCGATGAGTTCCAGTCCAAGCGGCACCTTGCTGCCACCAAACGGTTGCTTGACAAGACGGATGAAGACTTCACCAGACTCAAGGACAGAGGTGATGCTGAGGCGTTGAATGTCATACCAGCTCAGCTTGCCGCCAGTGTGACAACGCTTGGAAGAAGTCCAGCGATCAAACTCCTCTTCAATGCGACGGTTGATTTCATCGGCAAGGCGCCCACCACGCTGCATGCGCACCTGAGCTTGCATCCTGATGCCGGTGCCCACCACGTTGTTGCGGACAGCACGCAGGGCAGATTTGGCAAAGTCAGAATCACGCACCAATTGACGGGCGCGATTGCGAAGCATCCTGATGCTGCCTCGAATCTCACTGTCAGCCGACGTGGCTTGGCTGATCCAGTCAGACGTGAGGCGGTTGTTCTGAGCGGCGGCATAGGCACGCTTCAGATAACCATTCTTCTGTTGCACCTCAGCCAGTTGCTTGCGCAGCGCACCGGTGCGACCGAAACCAAAGATCGCCATTAACGGAACCTCACTTTGGCCAGACCGGGATTGCCAAGACCTTGACGAATCTTCTCAGCCTTGCGCTCCATTGCAATCTCGTTTTTAAGATCGTCACGCAATTGCATCAACTCGGTCATCTTGTACCGCTTCAGGCTACGTCCACCGATCTGATATTCCTGCACCATCCCGCCTTGAGCGAGCGTGCGAATCGCTGCCTCAACGTAAGACAGGTCAATCTCAGCACGGGATCGATCATCAAATGCACCGGGTGATCCGGCGTACTTGGCACTTGCCTTGACGGTGAACTGACCACGACCAGCGGTGTACTGCAGCGTGCTGTAGGTGGCAATCGCCTGCCAAGTCCACAACCCAGCATCAAAACCATTGGTCGTGGCAGCAGGCACCGTCACACGCCAACCAGTGCCCTCAGCAACACCAACAACAGTCGTGCCTTCACTTGCAGTATTCGTCCGTGCGTACCACGTGAGCGTGTATGTGCCACTGTCGATATTGGTTCCAATCGCATCCTTGAACGCAGGTACGTCAAAGATGACGGTGTCACCCGCGTAAATCAGGTTCGGGACAAGGATGCTCACCAGCTCGTCACGAATGAAGGATTGCTGCGCCGCGTCCGCCTTTGCGGTGGCCGATATGGTGAGTCTATCGGCTTGTCAGGCAATACGTCACTTGTATCAGCTTTTTTCACGCTCTTGCCAATACCTCGCTCAAACTGCTCGAAGATCGTGTTCCTGTTGAATCGCATGTACAGGAAGTGCAACGCCGCATAGCTGTACACAAAACAGTCCAATGCTTCGTTGCGATCACCTGCTTTCTTTTTCCACTCACGAATCGCGAAACCCTTGACGTAGCGGACAACCTGACGCTCGGATGTGATTTGCTTGAAGTACTCCTGACCAGCCTCAGCATGGAAGTGAATGAAGCCTGCGCCAGGTTCGTTGTGCTTCAGCCGGCCAAACAACGTTGACTTGATCGTGTCAGATCCAACAGGGAATACCTCAGCCGAATTTTTCAATACTTGACCTTTGTAGTTAATATCCACCTTGGAAGGCTTCCCAATAGGCGGTTTGTTCCGCACCGACTGTCCTTTCAAAGCAAACACTCCTTTCCCTTTCCTGGATCTGGCATACGTGTACACCTCGGAGGTGTAGTGACCGCCAGAGTCCACCCCAATTGCTGAAACTTTCAGTCTTCCGCCTTCGGCATGCGGGTAATCCCTTAGCAAGAGGTCATCAACTTGTTCCCACAACTTTTGTCCGGCTGGATCGCCGTAAATCTCTGTGTGACTGATCAACCAGCACTCCTCACCAGCACCCCACGCGTAAAGACCAATAGCGACCCTGTTGTCCTGTACGTCGACGCCAGCAGTCAGGATCGAAGCACCTTTCGGGACTTCACCGGCTGGGTAGAACTCGGCTCGTTCAGAAAGACCATCGGCACCAAGTTTTGCCCCCGTTTCTTCTTCCCAAGTCTCGCCCAAGATGGTATTGACGAACGTCTTCAACAACGGAGCATCGTTCTTCGCACGTAGAAATTCACCAACAATCTCTTCCCAGCTCTTCCATCCCAACGGAGAGTACAAGGAGGACAAATGGAATCCAACCGTCCTTGCATCTTGGCTTGTGGCCGTCGCACGCCATTCACCCTTGCGAAGCATTTCGCTCTTGTAGTGCTCTGGTATGTGCGCCCCGCAAGCCTCGCAGACATACGCGGCAGTCTTTGGGTCACCGTCACGCCATTGCAAATTCTTCCACTGCAGCCATTGCATGTGATCGCAATGCGGGCATGGGACGAAATAACGACGTTGATCCGACGCCAAATACTCCGCCTCAATGCGGCTCGTATCTTTTACCGTTGGTGTGGACGTAAGGATGATCTTCCGACGAGAAAAGGTTGACGCACGACGTTCAGCCAATGCACAAGGGTCGCCTTCACCGTCCACATCACTCGGAAAAGCATCAACCTCATCAAGAAGCACCCAGCGACAAGGAGCAGACCGCAACCCCGTAGCACTGTTGGCACCCGTGAGAAGAAGAATGCCACCGGGGAACTCCTTGCTGAACATCGTGTTGCCTGAATCGCGGCTTCGAGCAGGAGCGACCTTGTCGGCAAGGCACGGTGTCTCATGAATCAGCGAATCAAGCCGCTGCTTTGACAATCTTTTAGCCATCTCAATCGTCGGCTGCACGAAAAGTGCTGGTCCGGGTGCATGCGCGATCATGTACCCCACAACGTTGTTGATCGCTTCTGTCTTGCCAAGCTGTGCCCCAGCCATAAACACCACCTTCTGCACGGCGGAGTTGGCAGACATGCAATCCATAATCTCCTTGAGGTAAGGAGTCCTTTCCGTCCGCCACGGTCCAGGCTCGGCTGATGCCTTGTTGGACAGCATCCTGTACAGATCCGCCCACTGACTCACAGACAGGTCAGGGTCAGGGCGCAGACCATCGCGGAATGACTGCCGGTAGATCAGTGCCCCGTCACGCATCGGTCAACGTCTCCAGCGCCTTGCGAATTTCCTCCGTCAACGTCTGGTGGATGACAACAGGATCCGACTCCGCAGCCAATTGGTTGCTGACGCGATCAGGAATATTGCCCAAAGCATCACGTACAGCACGAGCAGCAGTGAAAGCCTCCCGTTGCACACGAGCAACTTCCACCAGTTGATCCTCTTTGACCTCCAGATCCAAGCGAGCCAGCTCCGCACGGAAATGCTCTGACTTCGCACGGCTTTCATTGAACGTCGGAATCTCAAGGTCTTCTGATTTGCGACGCGTTGGACTCACGCTTGCCAGTGGGTTGCCTTCCCTGTACGCCTTGACCGCTGCTTCCTTGTCCCACTCGATCTTGTTCCGGTTGACCGCAAAGCAGCCATCAAACCGCCCCTGGCTCTTCATTTGACTGATTCGAGCCTGAGTAATCCCCAGCTCCTCAGCCAGCTCCTTGGTGTTGCAGACCTGCATAGACGCAATTTAAGGGCAACAGCGCCGTTTTAAGCCAAATAGTGCCACGTAGCGATTTTGAGGCATATAATGGTCAACTTTTGCATTTTGGCGTCTCAAGCGCGTCTTATGTGGGAATGCTGCGACACGCATACTCCTGGCGCTAGCCGTAGAAAGGGCTCCCCCTCTTCTTT